TGAATGACAAGGTGTCATCCCATACCCATACAGCAAGCGTAACTGACCCCGGTCATACGCATGTACAGGACTTTACCAACGAGGCCGGTGTCGATTTTGATTCCTTTGGCGCGGGTGGTCGATATAGGAATAACGCAGGCTTCGTTACAACCTCGTCTACAACGGGTATCTCCGTTAGCGTTGCTGCTAATGCCGGTTCCTCTGACTGGACACCAAAATACCTTGATATCATCATCGCGGTTAAAGATTAATGGCGATTGATGTCGTCATTACATGCCCGCTAGGCTCGACCTGCGAGGAGATTGTGGACGGAAAGATTCACCGATGCGCATGGTACACTGAGATGAAGGGTACGGACGCGCAGGGCGAGGAACAGAACGATTGGAAGTGCGCTATGGCGTGGATGCCGATACTACAAGTGGAAGTGGCAGGAACCCAGAGAGGGGTGGCTGCGTCAGTAAATTCTATGCGAAATGAAAATGTCAAGAGACAGGACTTAGCACTTAAAGCAATGAACGAGGCGAGTACAGATGCCAGAATTATTAAACCTTAGAAATGCCGGGGTCAAGGGCATTAACTCTGACGTTAAGCCGTGGGAGTTGGAAGCTGAGTACATGACCTCTGGTGCAAACTTTCGCATCTTCTCGGGCGCGATACGTGCGTCTGGCGGTAGCACCACATGGACAACGGCAACAGCACCAAACTTAATTGCTGATGAGCTGGGTAACTTAGTTGTTGATGAGCTAGGCAATCAGCTAGTTGATTCTTTGGGCGGCACATTTAACCCCGGCTTCATCCTCCCCGTTGCATCAACATCTGCTGACTATTGGATTGCTGCTGGACGTAACGATGTTCAAGTGTTCGATGGTGCTACGTGGACTTCTATCGCCTCGACAGAGGGTTACAATGGTGTAGGTGCAGGCGATGAGCTGAACTGGACTGGGTGCATGCTTGGCTCAATCCCTGTCATTAATAACCCGCAGGCACAGCCAGAAGTCTGGGTCCCGCAATCACCGGGTCAGATATTAACACCGCTACAGTGGGATGCTGCAAACACATGGCAGGACAAGGGCTTTAGCTTTAAAGTTATACGCTCTCACAAGAACTTCCTATTCGCTCTCAATTTAACAGAGGGCGCTACAGAGCTACCAAACTCATACAGATGGTCTACCGCTGCTGATATCAATGGCCTGCCATTTACGTGGGACGAAACTGATTTATCAGCTCTGGCTGGTAAGGCTCAGATTGGTGGTGATGCGGGTACGATTATTGACGGGCTATCCCTGCGTGACGCTTTCGCTATCTACTCCGAGAACGCCATAACCATGCTTGACTTTACGGCCGACGAGTTCGTATGGAAAGCGCGTGAGCTATCATCAACCATTGGTCTACTAGCCAAGGATTGCGTGACAGAGGTTAAGGGTACGCATTTCTTCCTGTCTGATGGTGACATCGTCAGGAATGATGGCAACAAGATTGATTCAATTATCCACAACAGACTACGCAGAAGGCTGGCGAGTGGTATCAGTGAGGCCACGTTCACAAACTCATTCACAGTCAGAAATAACGCGCTTAAAGAGGTGTGGTTCTGCGTACCTGAAGAAGATGCAATCTATCCAAACGTAGCGTATGTTTACAACTGGAAGGATGACTCGTGGGCTATACGTGACCTTCCCGAAGCCGGTGTAGCTTTCGCAGCTTACGGCTCACAGGCCGAGGCAACTACAACGTGGGACGCTTGGGATGGTAGCTGGGAGGAGCAACAGGGCGTGTGGGGTTCCAGACAGATTACCCCTCTCGACGACACAGTCATTGGTGTTGACAGCACAACGTCATCACTAATAGAGCTTGACCCTGCACTGCCAACAACAGACTTAGGTACAGTCATCGAGCGTACCGACTTCCCGCTGGAGGGTCATCGTCAGGTCACAACAATCACAAGGCTATATCCTCACATAGAGGGCGCAGGTATGCTAGACATTCAGGTCGGCTCGCAGGATTATGCGGGTGCGCCAATCAGGTGGCAACCACCACAAAGATTCACGCCGGGAGTTGACAGAAAACTTGATGTTAGAACAACGGGCGAGCTGCACTGCTGGAGATTGCTATCAGTTGGCACTATCTCCTTTGATTTTAGCGGCATGGACGTAGAATACTCTAGAAGTGGGTTAAGATAATGTCTAGTATCGGTAATGAGCAGCCACCTGTAGACTTAGAGGTCACCCTCCGAGAGTACCTGTCAAGGCGATTCGTGGAGATTAACATAGCCCTGTCCAAGTCACAGAAGTTTCCTCCAATCTACGTACTGCCTGCCAAGCCGCAGGACGGTAACGTGGAATATTTTGGGCAGATAATTGGCACAACTATCACCTCGGTAGGTTTCTGGGGTTATGAGAATGGGGTTTGGGTAAAATTATGAGTACAATCGTCGCGTTAGTGCCGAGAACAATGATTGAGTATGTCTGGGATGAGTGCATTCCATTTCTGGAAATGGTGCTTGCTAAAGCGCCTGAAGACATAGGGCTTGACAGAGTGTATAATAGATGCCTATCAGGTGACACTATGCTTGTAGTCATACTTGATGGCTCTGAAATTATTGCCGTTAACACGATGGAAGTGCGGGAGCTGGACTCCGGTAACAAAATCTTGTTCTTGCCGATTATCGGTGGTAGCAGGACTGAAGAATGGCAGGACCGATTTATTGATTTAGCCCACGAGATTGCGCGACATCACGATTGTATCGAACTGAGGGGCATGGCTGTTAGAAAGGCATGGCTCAGAAAATTATCACGTTACGGATTTGAAGAACACTTCGTAACATTAAAATGCAAAGTGAAGGAGTAACCTATGGGCGGTTCAGCGAGCGGAAGTAAGAGCAAGAGCAAGTCAAGTTTTCAAGACAGGGTCTGGGGCGGTCAGTCAGACGCACTGCAAGACCTGTACGGTAACGCGCAGGACTTGTTCAATCAAACAAACACCGGTATGCAGGGCCTACAGCCCGGTGCTACACAGAATATGCAGGACACGTACAATCAGGTCAGTCCCTATTACCAAGAGCAGCTACAGGGTGGAGCCTACAGGGACATGGGATTACAGAACCAGTTAATGGGTTCACTCAACCAGTCCATGAACCAGCCCTCCGCTATGTCGCAGATAAACGCGATGACGATGGGCGGCGAAGGTAACAACTACGCCAACGCCATGAAAGAGCAATATATACAGGATGCTGGTCGCGCTCAGGACTTAATGCTTAGTAGCCTTGATGCCAGAGCGGCTGGTAGCGGTATGTCTGGAGGTTCACGACATGGTGTTGCTCAAGGCTTAGGAATGGAAGGCATTAACGACAAACTACAGGCCAACCTAGCCAAAACAGGCTACGACACGTTCGACGCGGACCTTCAGCGCAAGCTAGATATTGCGCAACAGGCCGACCAAGGCAACCTCGCAAGACAACAAATGATGTCCGGTATGATTGGGCAACAGAACCAAGCTCAGCAGGGCGCTATTCAAGGTGGACAGAACATGCAGAACATTAACATGGGGCAGTACGCTCCACAGATGATGCCGTGGGATGCTATGGGCCAGTACGGCAACGTGATTGGCAGGCCGACAATCTTAGGCTCCGGGAAACAGTCCGGTAGCTCTGGCAGCCTGTCTGCTAGTGGGGGCAAGTAATGAATTACTTTGACTATCAAAACAACGGCATGAGTCTTGGCGGTGAGATGCCTTACGGTATGCCGCCTGAGCGACAACCGGGTGCGTTGACAGACCAATACGGCAACCCGTTAAGCATGGACCCTTACAATCAGTCAGCAGCTCCGTTAAACCCACAGTCACCACCATTGCTTAATATGGGTGCTAATAATGTGTTTGCAGACCCAGCTATCGATAATCCGGGTGAACAGTCTGCCGAGCGAACCCCTCCAAAGGCTAACTTTGACAAGTACAGGGATAGGGGTCTTGAGGCTGGAAAAATGTACAGAGACGTATCGGGCGATGGCATGAGTATCGCGCAGATGAGACAGTTGACTCAGCGTGGTCAGCCTCAGTATCAAGATTTCATGGCTGGCGGCAGTGGCTACTCAGGATTACCTTACGGCTTATTAGGAGGATAAAGTATGAATCCTACAGACTACCAGCTCCGGTCACCGGAGTATGCTCAATATTACTATAAGCAAGCAGCAGAAGATAATCAGCGGGCGTATGACCAGCAGCAACGAGCTGAGTTAGCTAAGTGGGCCAAGACCAGCGGCTACCAAGGAAACGAGGCAGTTGACTATACGGGTATGCCAACAACTCCCGGCACAGGCATCTACGCTGAAGGCTTTGACCCAGACCGCAGAGAAATGATGCTCAGCAACAGGGCTTTAATTATGAGCGGGCACGATGCTGCACAAACACAGGGCCTGAGTCAGATGGGAAGCATGCAGGATTCACGCAACACTGGCGTTAATCAGATTAACATGGAGAAGTGGAAGAAAGACAATATCCCTAGAAAAGCTGACACTAAGTTCGAGCAATTAATCCAATATAAAAACCGTATGGACCCTAACGACCCCAATATGCAATTGGTTGACGCAGCTATCAATAAAGAGGCTACCCGCTCCAAAGGTGTACAGTTTTCGTCTGACGGTCAGGGTGGTTTCAACTTCTCCCAAGGAGAAACTGGCGGACAACTTCAATTAGGGACGACCCCGAAAAACAAATCTTCCGCACAGATAATGAATGGTGCAAAACAGCTCAACCAAATGTACCGTATAGGGCGCGACTTTAAGGATGAGTACATGGGCCTTGAGGGTGATGTCCGGGGCGCTATTGGCTCATTCAATGACTATGTGTTCGGCACTGGTCCGCAGGCTGAATTTAATGCAAATAGAGGCGCATTCCGTAGAAACGTGAAACAGCTATTCAATGATTACAAGGTCGAGATTACTGGCGCAGCAGCAAGTGATAAAGAAATGAACGACCTTCGCGACTCAATCCTCAATGAGAAGTTGGGTGCGACAGAGTTCAAGGCTGCCTATGACCAGTTTATGGAATACGCAACCACCAACATGGTTCAAAACATGAAGGCTCAAGGGCTTGCAGAAACCGCAATATTTAACCAGCTAGGCTTTGCTATGGCGAAGGATAGCAGCGGAATTATGCGGGTTCAAATGCCCAACGGCGACTGGATTGAGGTTCAAGAATGAGTACCCAAGAAGAGATAAACGCTGAGATGAATGCGGCTCATGGTGCGCCACAGTCTCAGTCCGAGATAAATGCCGCAATGAATGCCTCCCAGCAAGATATATCCACGATGGGCGGTGGCAGCGCGGAGGGTGTTGTGC